TTTCAGTGACTGTTTCACCTTGTGTGAGTTTGACCACAGTGAAATCCTCCACATTGAAAAGAGTGTTTAGTTTCTTGGCAAGATTGAACGCATGTCCTGGATTGGAGAAGGAAACCTTCTTGTATTTGGGACCTGGGTAATTGGTGGTCATGTTAGATGATTTGAGATTGAATGGTTTGTTCTTGTAAAACACTGCCCAGATGGCTTCTGCGTCCAAAACTTGTTCGGATTTGTAGTCTTTCTTGTTGACGTTCTCCAAAAGAACTGTAGGCTTTGGTCTACTCATGTTTTTACTGTGATTTGAGTTAAGCACGTATATTTATGTCTTTTGGTAAGATATTTTTTTTGGCACAGTGATGTAAGCTCACTGAATCTGCATTAAAACAGGGCGTAAAACAGCACACCCAGCAATGCAATTGTAGATATCAAACTGATGCCAAGCAAGGGAAAAAACGCCTTTAATCTGAATCTAATCCACATTTTTTCACTATCTTTTTCAAAGTATTCAGACGCAGTCATGTAGGGGTTGAAATGGTTGTTGGGCAAAGTGGTACTGGCTATCTGTTCTATTTCTTTGTCAGTGATGCTCACAGTTTGCCTCCATCCATCTGGATCTGTATGGTTTCTTCTTTGTCTTTTTTGGTGAGTAAATCTTCATAATTGCCTGCTAATCTGCTCATCACAATGCCCAATGTGTAGGCCACATTTTTGGCAGTGGTGATGTCAATTTTTATCTCTTTTTGATTGCTTTGATCAGCTACTTTGATCTGCTGTATCAGCTGTTGCAAAGGCGCTGTGTTGATGGGAGTGCTCATGTGTGGTCTCCTTGTTGTTTGTTGGCTCTGCTGAGTTCTTGCTTCATTTCCAGCATTGTCTTGAATGGTCCTTTGTTGGGGTATCTATCTATGGTGAGCAGTTTGGGACAGAAACTTTTGACCCAACCTTTTTCAAATTTGATGATATAATATCCAGCACAATACAGTGATTTGGATTTTTTGCTCTTTGTGAACAATGGCAATTTCTTCTGCACGTCAAACACAGGATTGCAAGGGTCAAACTTGGTGGGATATCCATACACTGTTTTGGAATCCGCAGTGGGTTCCTGCTGTATGGTGACTTTGGAATTGCCCCACAGCCAATCGTCCTTGAATTCCTGTCTCAATTGTTGTTCGTTGTCAAACATACGAGTGCCTGTGGCACACCTGAACATGTATCTGTGATCTTCCTGACGACACAATGTGCCTAATTTCACTCCCTCTGATTCTAATATCCAAAACTTGCCATCCAGGATGGGTCTAGCAATCACTGTCATGTGGTTTTCCTCGTCTTAAGGTATTTTTTAAGTTCCTTGTCTTTGACTTTGATGTTGTACTGCTTCTTGAAGAATATCCTATAACTGTCGCTGCCATATCTTCCAATGCCACACAGATCTCTTGCATCCTTGCCGTCCCAAGATAAAAATTCAGTGCTCATTTGTTTTATTCTCTGCGATCTCACGCGCCACATGCCAAGAGGTTTGATCATCTTCCTTAATTGATTGATGGGTGCCTGTATCATCTTGCGAGGTGTGGGCCACAATTTGAATAATTTTGGCAAGATCTCCTTCACTTGCTTGCGATATGTCTGATTTAGACACATGACTGCCACCATGTGCTGCCAGGCACCTTTCACCTGCTGTTGCACCATTAGATCTTCCCTCATGCTCATGCAGTGACTCCTTGCTTTTGTTGATATTTTGCATTCAATGGTTCGGCATAGCTCTGTGCTTGATCCGCTATCCTCTGCATGTCCCATTTGGCACAGAACTTGATTAGCTTGATGCCCACTTGTTCCACTGCCTTAGGTTGGGCCGCTTCTGCCACAGTTTGAGCCATAATTTGTTTGATTTCATCTGGTTGAGCTCGTAGGTCACACAGCACAACATTCCTATTGTAATCATCCAATACCCTGTGTTCCACACCTTCGTGATCCATCCATCTCTGCAACATCATGTTGTTCCAGCTGTATCCTTTGCTCTTCCTGTCTTCGTATGCCTCCCTCAATCCTACTTTGGTCTTGGTGCCTTTGGTTCTCACACCAGGAAAAGCGGAAAATATATTGTCTGTGCTGTCACCCCTCACACATTTTTCAAACAAATGCCATTCCGGTTCAGGCGCTGTTTTGTTCTCACCTGTTTTTTTGTCTTTTACAGGATTGCCTTTTTGATCAAAGTATCCTTCTTGAGTGATGGTCACTTCTGAAATGCCATTGAATTGTTTCACATTGGTAGCAATCAGTTGTGCGAAATCACTATCTGTGCTGATGATCACGTGTTGATCTTTGGGATGAGCTTGTATCCAAGCAGATATCAAATCATCTGCTTCCAATCTTGGATTTTGCAACATTGTGCAATTGGTTTTGTTGTGTATGAATTCTTTAAAACTGTCAAAAGTTTCCCAGAACATCGTCTCCTCTTCTTTTTCTTTGGCAGTGAGTGCTGCACGTGCATCACTTCTGTTGCGTTTGTAGGGGGGATAAAAATCCTTGCGCCAACTGCGTCCCTCCAAACAAAATACCACGTGATCACCACCAAAGTCTTTCCAAACTTTTCTTACGCCGTTCAAAGTGATGTGCAGAGCCATGCCTATCTTTTCCACCACGTCCCCATTGGTCACATGCCGTGATCTAAAAAATACATTGGCCAAATCCACAAGCAAGTAAGTCATTAACTGATCTCCGATCTGTCTTTTCCTAAATTATTAACATTGATATAACCAGCACCACGTGTGGCATCTTGTCCTTGCTCCTGCAACACATTTCTGGTGACTTCTCTAAACCATCCTTCCACTATTTCTTCATTGGTTTCACCTCTGTATCCTGCTGTGATCAGTTCTTCTATGAAAGCATTGTTCCAGTCAAGCTCAAAGAAACCGTTTCTAATGTTGTCTTTGTTCAAGTGAGTCTCCAACACTGCCACCCAAGGTTTTCCTGCCTTGGTTGCTGCTTCTTTTTCACGCATCAGTGCTTGATGTGATTCGCTTTTGTTATCAGTTTTGTCTTCTTTCTTAAATATTTTTTTAACTTTGTCAAATATCCCCATTTTCTTTTCCTCCATTATGTACCCCAAGCATTCTTAAACAATGGCACTTGTAATCTATCACTGTATCTATAGCCCATCTTCATGGCCAGTTGTGCCACTGTTTTGTTGTTCATATGATAGACACTTTCCACTCCGCCCACAGGCATGAGATATACTGATCCTCGAAATCCTGCTTTGCGATAATCCTTCACCGCCTCCGTGGCCTCCAGCACATCTGTTTGATCTGCCACCACGAATTTCAAATACACATGACCCACTTCGCCATATTCCGCCACCACTTCGGGCAGTATAGCGTCTTCTCTCTTTTCTCCGCTCACGCTCAATTTCGCGCTCACGGAAAATGTCACACTGTCTTTGTTTCTGTGGTTGCGTTGGCTCCATTCTTTCAAATATTTTTTAAAATCCACATGTAATTTTTGAGTGCCATTGGTCTCGAAAGTGATCTCCTTTAGGTCCTGCATCTTCGCATGCTCCAACACATCCGGATATGATCTCTGCCAGCCCAGCAACGGCTCACCGCCCGTGAATATGAAGTGTTCATCCACCCATCGCTTGTGGGGCAATATCTCCATTGTTCTCTCCACGATGGCGTCGGACGTCAACATGGGAGATAAATCCTTGAATCGCGGATCCCAACTTGCATATGAATCACAGCCAGTGCTGACCAATGGCAGTTCCTTGTAATCACGGAACGGATGCAGTTTGTGCTGTTCGAACACTTTATCATTCTCATCACTCCTCATGCCCCTGGGCAATCCAAATCCAGCACAGGTGAAGTTGCAGCCAAATGTTCTCAGGAACACCGAGGGCACTCCCATGTAGCGGCCTTCGCCCTGTATGCTGTAAAATAATTCTGCCACCTTAATTTTGCTCATTATACTAATTCTTCCGCCACTCCCAACAGTTCTGCCAGTATGAATAAAAATCCAGCAGTGACAAAATGTCCAAATATTAAACTGATGCCCGCAATAATCCTAAATCCACTTTTGATCAGCGATATATAAAAATGTCCTCGGCTGTTATCTTTAGGCTGTATGTTCATTCGTAATTTCTCCCAATGGTGTTGAAGAGTATGAATCAATGTAATCTGTGCCTTTTTGACTGTAATCTCTATGCACGCTTTCTTTGATCAGCATACCATCTCTAATTTTGTATGTGACCAGTTCCTGTTTGATCACGCCTGTGGTGTCACCACTGAATGCTGCGTAAAATGGTCCTTCTTTATTTGTCATCTGTGTCTCCTATCTTGGTGCAAATTGTTGTTGCAGGTTAATATTATCCATAAATTCTTTTTTAGTACCAGTATCGTCTTTGAAAGCGCCCTTCAACACGGTGGTCTGTGTCAATGAACTGTGCGCCATAATGCCTCTGTTTTCACAACAGCCATGTGTGGCTTGTATGTACACTCCTAGATCTTTGGCTCCTGTGGCTTTTTGGATCTCATCGGCAATGTCATTGCACAAGGCTTCTTGCAGTGTGCCTCTTCTGGCACACCATTGAGCTATTCTTATGTATTTGCTCAATCCTATCACTTGGCCATTGGGTATAATTCCAATATACGCCACGCCGTTCACTGGTTGATGATGATGACTGCACACTGATTTCAGTTCGGAACGCACCACCAACATGCCTGTGTAGGCGTTTGCCCCCACGTTGGGAAATGCTGTGGCATCGGGTTTGGGTTGATATCTTCCGCTCATCAGTTCCTGCAGATACATCTTGGCCAGTCTTGGCGCTGTGTTTTTGCTGTTGGCGTCATTGTTGGTATCTATCACTAGGCTGTTCAGCACAGAAGCAAATGATTCAGTCAATTCCATTTCCAGCAGTTCCAGTTCACCCGGTTGGATGTGTTCTGAAATATTATCGTTGGCATGATAATTCGCGCCAGCCGCAATCAGTCTTCGCCTAATCTTTTCTGATACTTTCATTATAATCCTTATAGAATTATTTTAACAGATCTGTTCCAGTTTGTCAATGATTTGTGACAAAACAATACGATTGCCTTCCTCATTGTAATGATTGATCTCCCCTCTGTAGTTAGGCCAGATCATGCTGAAGTCTAGCACATTCCGTTCCTCCACAAAATGATTGCTGATACCAAAATTGTCTATGTGCAGACTGGTAATTTGC